GGCCAGCAAAGACATGCAGGCCATTAACGATATCGACAGGAATTGCAGCGTTAAGTCGGTTGTCGTCCTGAGAATCTCGTTCAACAATCAGACCAGATTTGTTCGCGCTGACCTCTTCGACTATCTCCAACTCTTCCAGTTTGAGCAGCACGTCCAGCAATTCACTGCGTACCTTTGGCCCCGTTCTGGCGCTCAGCTTGTCGCGAGGGAAGCGCAAGTCGATACGCTCCCGGCAGGCTTTACGCACATAATCCAGGGTACGAATGGTGGTGATATCCAGTAAGGACACATCCGGCGTTCCTGCAAGGTTTTCGGTATAGGTGCTGATAGCACGGACGATCTGCACGGTATTGCCAGGGCCGACTTCAAACGGAGTTAACCCATTATGCAACGCGTTTTCCTGCTCATTACGCCCTGGGCGGTCAGCGAGTGCGGTCACATCCAGACTGCTCATCACCAGCGTATTGAGTGGCCGTGCCGGGTCTTCTTCGCTGGCAATCACCGCCGCGTAAGCCGCTGCGATTTGTCCTGGTAATTTAACTGACCCGTTATGCCAGCCCAGCGTGACACGTCCGCCATTGATATCCCCGCTCAGCGTTGTACCAGTTGATAAGGACTTAGACCAACCCGCAACACCAATGGCTCCTCGCTGCTCTAATGGCCCACCGACATCATCCAGGTGGTTACGCAACGCTGTTAACGCATCTGGTGTTGAGTACGGACACACAAGGATGTTATGGCCAGCTGAAAAGCCCGCCGCTAACGCGGGTGCAATATCAGGGTCTACTGCGCCCGCAGCCATGGCTGNCGCCCGTCGATTTCCAACACAATCGAGCCCACATATTCATCTGCTGACATGGTGATGGCTCCTTACAGTAAGAGGTCAATGTGGCCAGCAAAGACATGCAGGCCATTAACGATATCGACAGGAATTGCAGCGTTAAGTCGGTTGTCGTCCTGAGAATCTCGTTCAACAATCAGACCAGATTTGTTCGCGCTGACCTCTTCGACTATCTCCAACTCTTCCAGTTTGAGCAGCACGTCCAGCAATTCACTGCGTACCTTTGGCCCCGTTCTGGCGCTCAACTTGTCGCGAGGGAAGCGTAAGTCGATGCGCTCACGGCAGGCTTTACGCACATAATCCAGGGTGCGAATGGTAGTGATATCCAGCAAGGACACATCCGGCGTTCCTGCAAGGTTTTCGGTATAGGTGCTGATAGCACGGACGATCTGCACGGTATTGCCGGGGCCGACTTCAAACGGGGTTAACCCATTATGCAACGCGTTTTCCTGTTCATTACGCCCTGGGCGGTCAGCAAGTGCGGTCACATCCAGACTGCTCATCACCAGCGTATTGAGTGGACGTGCCGGGTCTTCTTCGCTGGCAATCACCGCCGCGTAAGCCGCTGCGATTTGTCCTGGTAATTTAACTGACCCGTTATGCCAGCCCAGCGTGACACGCCCACCATTAATACCCCCGCTCAGCGTGGTGCCAGTTGACAAGGACTTAGACCAACCCGCAACACCAATGGCTCCACGTTGTTCCAGTGGCCCACCGACATCATCAAGATGGTTACGCAACGCTGCTAACGCATCTGGTGTTGAGTACGGACAAACAAGGATGTTATGGCCAGCTGCAAAGACCGCCGCTAACGCGGGTGCAATATCAGGGTCTACTGCGCCCGCTGCCATGGCTGTGATAGCGGTGGTGACACCCGTTGCCGTTGATTGGGCGCGTAACTTGATATCGTTACCCAGCGCACCTTTATGGCGGCAAGTGAGTGTGATAACGCCTGCGGCAGCCGCAGCGGTTACAGGCAAGCTGGTCTGACTGGCCATCGCAGCAATCAGATTGCTGGCAATCTCAGTAGGGGTATCTGTCGCGGCCACGGCAGCATCAATGCGAATATTGCCAACCGACAGACTGACCACGCCGCTGGTCGCCGCTGTACCCGTCAGGGTTAAGGTGCCTTTAGCTGCCTGACCTGCGGCGGCATCCGATACACCGATAATCTGCAATTGCAGATAGCGATTACTGGTAATGGCATCGATGGCCATCAAATGGGCTTGCGAGCCATAACCGAACAATTCAGCGGCCTGCGTATCTGAAAATACACTGGTGGCCACAAGCGGTAACGCGCTACCTGTTGACAACATCTGGCCGATAATCAAGACCAGTTGCTGATTGCTGGGTAACGAGCGAACCGCCAGCCGGGTATTGAATTCAAAGTATTTACCCGGTTTTCGGATACTCGACGGGATATTGTCAAAAGCAATATTAGGACTGTCCACGGGATACCTCCGCTTTGGTTTTGGCTTTCGGTTCAACTGTATCAACGGCGGTCTCAGTCACCGGCGCATCTTCAGTCGCAGGGGGGACTTTACTGTCCGCCACGATAATCAGGTCACCGGCAGCGATTTGACGCAGGTAATAGGCGGTGTTGGGGACGTCTACCGTGTCGCCCACAATGTATTTTCGGGCATTGTGCTGGTAAGGAACGCGAACCCCGCCAACGGCTTTAACTTTCAGTGTGGTCATGATGAATAATGTCCTCAGCATCCGGCGAACGCGTGGTCTGCGGGATGTCATAGCTAAGACGAGTGGTAAGCCAGTCAGCGTCCGGCTCGCTTTGGCTACCCAGATAGCCGATAAAGATACTGTCAATGGAATCAGCAGGCGCATCAACAACAGGGAATAAGCCATTTTCCAGCGCCTCTTCAACCCAGTAGGTATCAAATTCGCAGGCGAAAACAGACAAGGCTCTTTCGCCCACTTTGGTNATTGCTGGCAATCTCAGTAGGGGTATCTGTCGCGGCCACGGCAGCATCAATGCGAATATTGCCAACCAACAGACTGACCACGCCGCTGGTCGCCGCTGTACCCGTCAGGGTTAAGGTGCCTTTAGCTGCCTGACCTGCGGCGGCATCCGATACACCGATAATCTGCAATTGCAGATAGCGATTACTGGTAATGGCATCGATGGCCATCAAATGTGCCTGCGAGCCGTAACCAAACAATTCAGCGGCCTGCGTATCCGAAAATACACTGGTGGCCACAAGTGGTAACGCGCTGCCTGTTGACAACATCTGGCCGATAATCAAGACCAGTTGCTGATTGCTGGGTAACGAGTTAACCGCCAGCCGGGTATTGAATTCAAAGTATTTACCCGGTTTTCGGATACTCGACGGGATATTGTCAAAAGCAATATTAGGACTGTCCACGGGATACCTCCGCTTTGGTTTTGGCTTTCGGTTCAACTGTATCAACGGCGGTCTCAGTCACCGGCGCATCTTCAGTCGCAGGGGGGACTTTACTGTCCGCCACGATAATCAGGTCACCGGCAGCGATTTGACGCAGGTAATAGGCGGTGTTGGGGACGTCTACCGTGTCGCCCACAATGTATTTTCGGGCATTGTGCTGGTAAGGAACGCGAACCCCGCCAACGGCTTTAACTTTCAGTGTGGTCATGATGAATAATGTCCTCAGCATCCGGCGAACGCGTGGTCTGCGGGATGTCATAGCTAAGACGAGTGGTAAGCCAGTCAGCGTCCGGCTCGCTTTGGCTACCCAGATAGCCGATAAAGATACTGTCAATGGAATCAGCAGGCGCATCAACAACAGGGAATAAGCCATTTTCCAGCGCCTCTTCAACCCAGTAGGTATCAAATTCGCAGGCGAAAACAGACAAGGCTCTTTCGCCCACTTTGGTATTAAACAAGGTACGAACGCGACCAGGAACCAAATGCGCAATCCCGA